ATAAAGGAGAGAACACATGGCATTCCAAATCAGCCCAGGTATTAATATCACCGAAATTGACCAAACAGGTGTGGTCAATCAGGTTATTTCTAACACATCTGCCGCATATGTGGGTAACTACAAGTGGGGCCCAATTGACCAAATCCAAACGGTCAGCACAGAAAATGAATTAACAGCAAAATATGGTAAACCAGACGATTCTAATTATTTGGATTTCTTCTCTGCTGCCAATTTCATTGGTTATGGAGCAAGACTACAGGTTATTCGTGCATCCAATGCTGCTGCTAAAGTAGCAAATACTAATGGTGGTGGTTATACCGCACAACTTTGGTGGAATGATGACTTGTATCAAAAGTACACAAACTATGGTATTTCCGCAGGAGCAGGATTAACAGGTGTTCTTTCTGCAAAATTCCCTGGTCTTTTGGGAAATAGTCTTAAGATTTCTTACTCCGACAGAGTTACTAGAGGTATTACTTTCACTCAACTTGTACCAGGTGCAGGTAGTAACGGAATAACATGGAGTGGTCAAACAGCAGAAATCGGATTCACTGGCTCTGTTGATTACATGGCAAATGTTGCTGTTGGCGACTTCTTGAAGTTTACAGATTCGGCAAGATCATATCAGATTCTTCAGAAAGACGATGCAACAAATCAACTTTGGCTTAAGATTGTTGGTAGTACAAGTGATGCTGCTTCTGCACTTTCTGGTGCTTCTGCTGCAACAGTTCTTTGGGCATATTCAAATTATTTAAAGACTCTTCCAACAACAGCAACAACAACAAGAGTTAGAGGTTATCAAAACGACGAAGTTGCATTTGCTATCATCGACGCTGACGGCTTTATCTCTGGTGAACCAGGAAATGTTCTTGAAACTTTCATTGGCTCCAAGGCACAAAATGCAACAAACTTTGATGGTACAAATTACAACTACTCAAAGAATCTACAGTCTTCGAAATATGTTCGTTGGGTTTCTCATCCAGAAACATCACAACTCGTCACAAATGACGCAACAAATGGTTTGAATTGGGGTGCAACTCTTGGAGTACCAGGAACAACGAACGGATTCTTGAGACTAAAGGCAAATATCTATGCTGATTTTGGAGGCGGAACTGATCCTGTTCCAACCATAACAGATATCTTCCGTGGATATGACATCTTCAAGGATACAGAAAATTATGAATCCAACCTGTTGTTGCAGGGAGGTCACTCTACAACTGTAGCAAACTACATCATCAATATTGCCAATGACCGCAAGGATGCCATTGCATTCGTATCTCCACCGTTGGATCGTGTAAAGGACTTGACAACAGCACAGGCATACGATAGTGTTATTGACTGGAGAAGTGTTGAACTTATTGCTGACTCTTCATACGCTGTCATCGACAGTGGTTGGAAGTATCAGTACGATAAGTACAACGATGCATATCGTTGGGTTCCACTGAACCCAGATCTTGCTGGTCTGTGCGCCCGTACAGACAGTACAGCAAATCCTTGGTTCTCTCCAGCAGGTTACAATCGTGGACAAGTTCGCAATGTGGTTAAGTTGGCTTTCAATCCTTCCAAGACATACCGTGACGGATTGTACACATATCAGGTCAACCCTGTAATCTCACAGGCTGGTTCTGGAACCATTCTCTTCGGTGACAAGACTTCTCTACAGAAGCCAAGTGCATTCGACAGAATCAGTATCCGTCGTCTGTTCATCGCTATGGAAAAGGCTGTTGCAACCGCTGCCAAGTTCCAACTCTTTGAATTCAACGACGAATTCTCCCGTGCAAACTTCATCGGTTTGGTTGAACCATTCCTCCGTGAAGTTCAAGGAAGTAAGGGTATTTCTGAATTCAAGATTATCTGTGATGAGTCTAACAATACGCAAGAGGTCATTGATGCAAATCAGTTCAATGCTGATATCTTCGTCAAGCCAAATGCTACAATTAATTACATCCAACTCAATTTCGTTGCTTCCAACTCTCAGGCTAACTTCAGCGAAATTGGCCCAGTCGTAACAATCTAATCTCAAGGGATAATCTCACAAAAAGAGGTAAACACACATGGCAGAATCACTAACAAACTTCATTTCGGGATTTAAGAATCCTGCAAAAACAAATATGTACAAACTCGTCTTTAGAGGCGAGAATGGAGCAATCATCCCAACAGGTCTGGATATCCGTGCAAAAGGAGCACAACTCCCAACGGCAGATATTGGTGTGATGGAAATTCCATATAAGGGTCGTAAAGTAAAGATCCCCGCCGAGCGTTCATTCGCAGAGTGGACTGTTACGATCATGGAAACAGCAGAAATGGGTGTACGCAGACAATTCGAAAAATGGATGTCTGTGATGGATGCAGAAGACCAGATTAAGCGCAACACTGCTGCTCTTTCTACAGTCGATGTAACCATTCTAAAGCCAGATAATACCACTCCTGCTATTACCTACACCCTTTATGGTGCATTCCCAAGCAGTCTCGCATCGGTTGATCTCTCATTCGATGAACAGACAGCCCCATTGGAGTATTCAGTTACATTCCAATATTCCTACCACAAGGTAGTCTAAATATAGGAAAAAGGGTAAAGAAAAGCATAAATACTGGTGCTAACCACACCAGTATTTGTGTATTTTTATAGATACTGATTAGGAGAATCTTCTATGGCAAGTATGAAAGATATTCTAGACAAAGTAACAAAAGGCGGAATGGCTTATACCAATCTTTTTAAAGTATTGGTAGAAGGAGGGCCTGCAACTCAATTAAGTGCTGCTCTTGAATTCCGAGCCAAAGGTTCACAATTGCCTTCGTCGGAATTAGGAGTCATGGAAGTACCCTATAGAGGAAGAAAACTAAAAGTACCATCACAGCGTTCGTTTGCAGAGTGGACTGTTACAATAATGGAAACAAAAAACATGGAAGTAAGAACCATGCTTGAAGAGTGGATGGAAAAATTAGATGGTGCAGAAACAGGAACCCGTGATCCTACAAATTTAGCGAAAATAAAAGTATCAATGCTCGACCCCAAAAATCTGTCGGCAAATACAATAACTTTTGTTTTGTGGGGTGCATTTCCATCAGCAATAGGTTCGGTAGAACTTTCATATGATGAACAAACTGCTCCTTTGGAATATCAAGTTACATTTCAGTATTCCTACCATCTATTAGACAAGGGTCAGTGATTACATAGATAAGTGAATAGGAGATACCATGTCTATAAATATCTTTGGTTTTGAACTGGGAAGAAAAAAGGTTCCACAAACTGTCCAGCAATTAGAAGGACAAGATCAACCTGTAAAGTCTTTTATACCTCCGGATTTAGAAGACGGTGCATCTGTTGTTGATTTTATTGGTGGTTATGGATTTGGAGTCCAACTAATAAACTATGATGTGGCTTATAGAAGTGATGCTGAATTGATAGTTAGATACAGGCAGATGCATGAACACGCTGAAATACAGACAGCAGTAGACGATATCGTTAATCAGGCAGTTGTTTTAAACGAAAAAGCAGATGCCATTAATATCAATTTGGATAAAACCAATCTTCCTTCTGCAACAAAAAAGAAAATTAAAGCAGAATTCGAAGAACTTATGCGTCTTTTGAAATTTAATACTAGAGGATCTGAACTTTTTAGAAAATGGTACATTGATGGAAGGCTATATGTTCAGATTCTAATGGATGAAAAGAAGCAAAGAAAAGGAATAGCAGAACTTCGGGTCATAGACCCAACAAAGATTCAAAAGATAAGAAATATAGAGAGAGAAGTTGCAAATAATGGAATCAAATTCATAAAGAGTATTAAAGAGTATTATCTTTATTCTGCTGATGATTTTATTGGAAATGGTAGAGATACTATAAACTATCGCTATAGCAATGATGGAATCATTTTACCTTTTGATTCTGTTGCTTATGTTGGATCTGGCTTTATTGATCCATCTACAAAGAAGGTACTAGGCTATTTACACAAAGCAATAAAGCCTTTAAATCAATTAAGAATGCTTGAAGATTCAATTGTAATTTATCGCATTTCCCGTGCACCAGAACGCCGTATTTTCTACATTGATGTTGGTTCGTTGCCCAAGAATAAATCAGAACAATATCTTCGTGATATTATGAATCGTTATCGTAACAAGTTGGTTTACGATACTACAACTGGTGAGTTGCGTGATGAAAAGAGGCATATGTCTATGCTTGAGGACTTCTGGATGCCACGCCGTGAGGGTGGAAAGGGAACAGAAGTTCAGACACTTCCAGGAGGTCAAAATCTCGGAGAACTACAAGATGTAGACTATTTCTTGAAGAAATTATATGTTTCTCTTCATGTTCCTCCATCTCGTTTCAAAGAAGATTCTGGCTTCAATATGGGTAAATCAGCAGAAATTTCCCGTGATGAAGTTAGATTTACAAAATTTGTCAATCGTCTTCAGAGTAAATTTTCTGAATTATTTCTACAACTTCTTCGTATTCAACTATTAGCAAAGAACATCTTAACAGAAGATGAATGGAAAGATTATTCATATGATATGTCATTTGATTTTGCAAAGGATGCATATTTCTCCGAATTGAAAGAGAATGAAATGACCATGACAAGATTATTGGCTATGAGAGAAATAGAACCATATATTGGTCGTTTCTTCTCCAAGCATTGGGTCAATAAAAATATACTTCAACTAACTGATGATGATATTGATATAATGGATAAAGAAATGGAAAAAGAGGCAAAAGAGGCTCCACAAATGGGGATGAATATGCTCGGTCAACCACAAATGGGATTACCTGTTCAAGAACCTCCATTTGAACCACAACAACCAAACATTGAAGAATTACAATCAGAATTTGGATTGAATAGTAATGAATCCGAATTGGAAGTTCCAGAAATAGATGCTTATTCGGATGAATCTGGAGTAACAGGATCTGGATTGACGGGAGAAAATAATACGAATTCTCCATCAACAGAAGACATACAAG